GCAGCACCTGTGGGCAATCTAGATCTATCACAAATAGAAAAGCCAGTGCGCCCCGATAGGGCCAACTGGCTGGTTGATATTGCGCATACTGAATGGACAGTAGAGGAGATTGCCACTGGTTACCCAATCAAACGATTACTGCCTGGATTGTAAGAAACTTATTTTGGATTCTTGTCACTTAGCTTATATAATATAATAACTTGGTCTAACATTTCTTGCAACACAGGGTTGGTTTGTGCTGCTAGACGAATATCGCTCCAAAGCATGTTATCTGCTAGCTCTGCAAGTCTTTCGTCGCGTTTCCAGCCGACTGCTGTACGTTCGCTCGGGTCAGCTCCATGTTCTCTAGCATACACAGTGTTGCCATCTCGCTCGTATACATAAGTTGTGCCAGGCTTAAAAGTGGTCATATCTATTGATGCCCCATCCAAGTCAAGCTGCCATCTAACCAGGGCACTACAAGATCTCGTTGCCGCAAGTAACCATGCCTATGAATGCTTGCAATTGCGGTATCAGGAACCAGGTTCTTTTCAACTAGATCATACCACTTGGTTGTTCTAGGGTCTAGGGGCTCTTGTTCACTTTTATAGACAATTGCATAGAGCCAGGGATCATTCTGTTCCTTTTTAAAGAACCCGCTGCGTGTATCCCACCCAGTAACTGCAAGAATGTGTATAAGACTTACCATGGTCCAGTTGTAGTAGTGGAAGTCAGGCTGATCATATTCCTGATCGTTAAACTCCATGATGGTGGTTTGTGGTATTGCTAGAATTAGCATTCCACTGTCACTAACAGATTCTCGCCAACTACGCAAGGTTTCAAATGGGTTTAACACATACTGGAATGCATCATGGCACCAAATAATATCGTATTTGGTTTTATGCAATAGTATTGGATCTTCAAAATTCTGAGACTTGTACTGTATGTTACGTGTTTGTTCGGCAACTGCAAGTCTTGGTGCAGTATCTACTCCAGTGCACTGAATGTTTAGAGGAACAGGGTTATCACCTCTAGTGGTTCTCGAGGCCCACCAGGCTAAGTCCATACCGGTGCCGCAGCCCATATCGGCCAAGGTGCCAATACTGAGCATGAAGTCGTCAAACTCGTACAGCAAGTCCAACGTCTTCAAGCTGTGTTGGTGGCTCTCTTGTGGATTTCGAAACCCGCGATGTATCATACCTGTACGTCTTCCATTCCAGCCGTTCGCAATCTTACGATATGTCCCATCATGAAATTCTTACTTTCCAAGCCTTTAAGGATACCTAACCAACGATTGCGTAGCAGGGCAACTTCGTTAATCAAAGTTTCAAAGTCAATGACTTCGTCCTCGCCATCCACATACTTTTCAGCATCCCTAGAGGTCAGTGCCCTAGCATAGCTTTCTAGATACTTTTGAAAGTGGCGGCGGCGTATTTTCCTCAACTGAATGCCAAGAAAATTAAGCACCGCTTCAATCTCTTGTAGTTGATTAAAGCGGTGCTCGGTATTACCAGGAAGCTGTTTAATATTTGATTCAACAAGGCCACTAATGCGGCATTCGTATTTTGCTGCCTCAAGTTCTCTTTCTAAATCAGCAATAAAATCAGGTATAACACCAAGATTATTTACTATTTTTGAATACCACTGTGCCATATAGATTAAAATTTAAAGTTATCAAGCTCTGTTCGAATTTTTTCGAGATAATACAATGACTTTTCTTTTTCTGAATTTAGTTGATAATCAAGTGTACCAGATATGGTTGCAAGGTAGTGTCTCCAAAAAGGTTCTTGAAACTCAAACACAATTGAACTATTTCCAAATAGGCCTGGCATCGGTGTCTCGCATCTCTGCAAGTTCTCAAAGTACTGTCCGTGATCATAGAAAAAATTTCCATCACCTAACAAGTTTACACGATCAATGACCAGTTTGTCAAATCTAATATTCTTATCGTGTAAAATATTTCCTTGCTCGTCAACTTGGGTGTCGAATTGCATCTTATTGTCCAGGAAGATTTCTAGCCGTGTGCCTGCTTCCGAGTAAGTGTAAGGTACATCAAAACTCAACTCATGATGCCCCGGTGGGAGAGTCTGATGATACAATAGTACACCATTATATCGTACGCCTAGTCTAGGGTCACCATTATATGACTCGGTAACTAAGTTAATAACGATAGTAGTGCCTGTGAACAGTTCTTTTATTCGGTGATCAACATAGTTATCGACATTGTCTATTAGTGATATTGTTGGACAGGTAGATATTGTATTAGAGTCAACATGCTGTGTATGAAATTTTTCCCAAGACTTTATAACATCTAGTAAATTATTATAAACTTCAAGCAGCCGGGTTTGAGGGGAACCAATTGCTATATTTAAAGACAATGCCATACGATACATTATATAAAGTCTAGCCATTCGAACTTTTAAAGTTAAATTGGGGTTTTTTGTCGAATACCAAAGATAACTAAAGTTATCGTCAGTTGTGATTAATCCGCTAATTTTGATATTATCAGCCGCTGGTGTATTTTTTAAAACTTGGAACCCTGCACCTAATGCAATATTTTGAACAGTACGATTAGCATAATAGGGGCCGAGTCGCATCAGCATATCGATGTGTTCTAGGAAATCATCTGATTGTTCGCTCCAGTGCCCAATTACTTGATTTAACCCAGCTTGTATCCCCACACGATGCAATTGCTCAAGCTCGTAATAAAGTCCAGCCACAGTTGTCTTTTTGTTCATGGCCTCAAGTACCCGGTCACTGCCGTGTTCAACCCCGATAGTAAGATGCTCGCACCCAGACGCAGCTAGAAGATCAAATACTGATGGCTTGATAGATGTTGGTGGTCGGCAAATCCAGTTCGCTGCCCATTGTATTCTTTGATTATCTGGTTGCGTCAAATTGTGCTCTGCTAATAATGTACAACATTCAAGCAAAGATTTCATATTACCATTGGCAATAGAATCAGTAAATGCAAAACGATAGATATTGTATCGTTGAGATAAATGTATAATTTCTTGGGCTAGCCTCGATCCTTGTTTACTTCTAAAACGATCAAAGTGAGCGCCAATATCGCAAAAATCGCAAGATCTAACACATCCTTTACTACTAATAACAGGCAGTTGAACACTACCAAAAATTCCCATGTATTGGTCGAGCCGGTAATCATCAAAGGATGAAAACGGATATTCTAAGTTATTTTGCGACGGGATATTTATAGGTTGAATCTGATCGTCACGGCCAGCCAACAGATCTATTATAGCATCCTCGGCATCGCCAATTATTGATATATCCGCAAGTCGTCGTTTAATTAAAATTTGATCAAACGTTAAAATCCGCTCAGTTGAGGTCAAGTGTGGGAACAAGCTCAAGTGGGCCTTGACGCCGAGTCCTCGGCCCCCTAACACAATTTTAATACCTGGCAATTTTGATTTAACACGTTGACAAAGTTCAAATGTGCTCTTGTGAGACCAAACACTGAACACACTAATACCCAAAAATCGTGCCGGTGTCTGTTCAATGATATCAACTATGTAATCATAATATGCAGATACTAGAGGTTGATTGTAGGTTTGATCAGTTACTGATATAAAATAACTTTGAATTTGTTCAAACTGCGTAACATCACCATTGCAAAACTGGTTCTTTAGATCTAATGTAAAATCGTGCGTCTGAATTTGATACCCGTGAGACTCGGCAATACCTTTAAGTACTGCCGGCGCACACGGTGGGACAATAGTGTCTTGCCAAGGCAAGACTATGAGAAACATGTCTTGGACTGTACTATGTTTCTCGACCATTATTCTTCGTAATCGTCGCCATCGTCAAATTCTTCTTCTTCGTCCTCGTCGGCATCGTCGACATGATGCTGTAATGCCCGCTTGACATCACTGTCGCTTTTGAATGCTTGGCGAATATCGGTAATATCATAATCGTTGTCGATCAAAATATTGACCACAATATCAGCTGCTTCGTCCCTGTCAACTACGCTGATATAACGCTTGAGCTCTTGCCAAAGATCGTGGGTTAGTTCTACTGACATCTAATGTTATTCCTCTTCAGATTCTAATTCAGGTATACTTACCTTTTTAATCTGATTTTCAAAATCAGCCATGACCTTGTCTAGACATCCGTCTGTGTTTGCTTCCCAGGCTTTACGGAACTTCTTGATGATTTCACCATCACCTGTGGTAAACACCAAGCTGTTGCCCTCTTTCTTGAGCATGTTTTTCTTTTCAATCAAGTCAGTAAGACCCGAGTAAGGACTCATGCCAGACTCGTATGGGATCTTGACCTGCACACCTTCGAACGGCTTGGCATAGCGAGTTTTCATCACTTTACAAGCAGCTCGAATGCCCATAACGTCGGAGATCTTGTTACCATCCTCATCTTCTTTGAGCTTGAGCTTTTTCATAGCAACCACAATGCTGCTTGCGTACACAAAACCTTGGCCACCGCTGATCTTGTCGTCGGGATCAAACATGTCTTGACTAGCGTAAGTGTGGTTAGTGCACACCAGCCCTACATTGTAGCTGCCAAACATGTTGACGCAGTTACGTACAAGACTTGTGAGTGCCTTAGGCTTACGGCCCATGTCGCCCTTCATATCGCCTGCGTCAAACTGGTTCACATCTGTTGGGGTTAACAACATTCCCAGGCTATCGATCACAAACAGAACCTTGGGGCGCTCGCCATCGGGCAAGGCCTTGTAATCTCCCATGAAGGTGCTGATAGTCTTAGCAACGTCATCAATCATGGCCATTGACAGCTTGAGCAATTTACTATCACTGGTGTCAACACCAAGATCATGCAGCCACTTTTCATCTAGCGCATTTTCACTATCGATCAGCACTACGTAGATGCCCTGTTCTTGTGCATTTTTAATGATGTTACCACTACAGATGTAGCTTTTTCCTGCACCAGACTCACCGGCAAACACAGTAACCTTACCCAGCGGGACACCTCTGTTGAAGTCTCCAGAGATTAGATAGTTTAGGGCATAGTTGCCAGTTGAGATCCAGTCAGTAGGATCATTGAAACCGATGCTCAAGCCATCGATACTTTTGGTGATTTCCTTACGGAACTTGCTTACGTCAAATGGCTTTGCCATAATGTTTTTCCTTTAAATTTATATGCTATTTTACTACATTACATCGACATTGTCTACATGCAATGTCATATATAATTGCCAAAACTTGCCAACTAACTCTGTATCGAAATCGTCAAGATTTAATTTTTCATACAATACCTGCATTGACTTTAAAAACTTATGTTTGTCAAACATAGCAGCATCGACATCAAACAAGATTGATCGAGCATTGATGCCCTGCCAGTTATAAATCTTTGATATTTCATCGGCTACCAAGTGATGAGTTTGAAGTTGGTCTATATCATAGCCCACCGACTCAAATTCGGACCAGCGCGGCCAGTCCTCTCCTGCAAGTGATTCATACTTGGCTTTACAATAATTGCCAGCATAATCGTCTAAGCTACAAGTATCAGTTGACTTTAATTTTTTTGATATTGTACTAAACTCAACATGATTGATTAGCGTAACTACAGTTGATTCGGGCCAGGGAATTAGTAAATTTCTCACATCTAAATCGCCACCATGCGAAGTTAGAAACAGTTTGAACCCATAGTCTAGTAACTCGTTAACTAGCGCACTCGGCGGACAACTTATACCGTTTTGCCATTGGGTCACAGCGTCACCATAAAGTTGGAAGTCACCGAATTCATAATGTTGAATCCAACGGCTCATGTCTGACCTGTCAGGCGGTAGTGTGCGTATTATCGAGGAAAATCGATAATTGTAATCATCGGACCGCGACAATAAATTTCTTGCAATCACCGGATCCTGAGGGCAGCAATACCGGCTCAATGATAGACAATTGCTAATAAACTTGCCACCAGAGAATCTAGGAAAATTTAGTATAACAAAATTATCATTCATACTGCGCTAAACAACGTTGATAGGCCCGACTATGGTAATGATCGTAGTTATATTCAATAGCATCTTGCTCCATGTGGTATAAATCTCTCCAGTCGGCTACTGCTAACTGCCGAAATCTTGCCAGCATACATAGCAAGGATATTAACCGTTCAACCGGATTTGCTATCAGATCAAATTGATAATCAAAAATTTTATTATACAATCGAAATCCAAACTTTTGTTCTAGGAATTTGTGCCAACCGGGTTGAGCGTATGCAACAAATAATCCGCGAGTCAATACGCTATACAAAAACTTTTCAGTCACAAATGGATGATAACTAGATGCCAAGGTCTCGCTTACTATATGTACAAAACTTTGAGTTAACCGTCTTTCAAGTGCAACAAGATTCGATTGGTGTTGGAACGGATTGTAATCGAATGTATTTTTTTTCTCAAACTGAGCAATGCTATCTCCAACAAAAAATTTTCTGTAATACCTACTACGATCTCCGACTAGTTCATAGATATGACCATCAATATTATCGACTGTAAACTCGAATGCATTACTAACATAGGCAGGATTATAATACCCAAACTGCTGCAAGGATGCTACTAATAGTTTCCGAGCAATGTGTGCCGACCCATTGAAACTGCAAACAAAATTTTTATAATCAATTTCCGGATGCATAGTATAACCATGCAGCTGATTAAAAAAATTACCTTTAAGGTATAGATCTAAATTAAACTTAATATCTAACTCTGGATAGTGTGCATTGACTTGGTCATTGGCAATATATTCGGTTTGAATTACATTAGCACCTTGTTCAACCAATTGAGCCAGGACATCACAATTCATCATAGGATCAAACCCGCCAAGGTGGTCAGTAACAGTCACTGGATGGCCGGGATCAAGCACAAATGTATTGTAGTTCTGAGGGGTTATTAAATTCAAGGTAAGATACAGTTACGTATTGCGGCGAGAACTCGAGCATGTGCTATTTCGTTTCCCCGAGACGACAAATGATTAAGCAGGCCGGGATGTTGATCTCGTATATCACAAAAATCCATGCAATCTACAGTTTTCTCAATTTTAAAATCAAATTGAAAGTTATCAATTACAATCTTCTTTGCATCAACAACAGAGTCTTCTACTGTTTTACGCAATAGCTTGTAGATTGTTTCGTGGTATTCAATATCAAAGTGATGCTTGAAGTATGCATTCGCTGATTGAATTCCTGGAGTTAACCAGTTTCTTACTCGACTAGCGTGAAAAGCAACATCTCCACTAATCAGATCAGATTGATCATGTAGTGGATCGCCACAGTGAATTGGATGCTTACGTGTAACAACCCGGTACGGGCTAGTATGAGCGATTAAGACCAAATCAAATTGGCAGGTATCAACAGATAAAACTTGTTGATAGATCTTATATTCGCTTACACCAGCCTGTGCTAAGTTGGTAACATCAAAATCTTTTGCAAGCAGATTTGGCCAGCCAACACTATTTTTATGTTTAACTGACCAATCTGCTGCAAAACTATCACCAACTACTAATACCTTCATTAGGCATTATTTTTGCCGTGCTCGGATCATTGCAAGAATGTCTTGAGCACTTTGCCCACCTGCAGCAGGTGCAGGCTTAGAGACAGGCGCAGAGAACGATTGCTCGGCTGCTGCTACATCATCTTCCCAGGGAGAAGGGTCAGGTGCTGCAACAGGTGCTGTAGGACGGCTGGTAGGTGCTGCGGACTCAGTTGCAGCAGCCGGTTGTGCAGAACCTTGAGGAGCATTCATACCAGCAGGACGGAAGTACTGTCCCCAACGAGCAAGATCGTATGGCTTGCCATCTACACTTGCTTCGAACATTTCCTTCATGACCTTGAGATCAACATCACTGGGCTTCTTGGGCAAGAACTCAGACAAGTCAAACAAGCCATGCTTCTCGATTGCGTCCATCTCTGCTTGCGTAAGTGCAGACTCTTTACGTGCCCACTTGCTGGTGCTGTAGTCAGCATAGCCGCCCTTGCCAGTCTTGGCAATGCGGTAGTCCAGACCGCGCATAGTGTCAGTGGGCAATTCTTCCAGTTCAGGATCCATCAGTGCGGATTTGATACCAGTAAAGATTTGTGGTCCGATAATGAAACGGCGAATCGGATTCTCGGGAGTCTTGTCATCAAAGATGGGATTTTCACGAACAAAGCCCTGGAACAAGTAACTACGCTTCTTCCAGTACTTACGACCCATATCTTCGAGACTCTTGTCCTTGAACCAAGTACGGACTTCGGCCAAGATTGGACACGAGTCACCATACATTTCAACGCAAGGGACTTGGACCATGACTTGCTTATTGTCTGTTTCACCTTTGACGCCGTTAAAGGGCAGTTTGATCATTGCACGTTCAACCCAGAAGAATGTGTTCTTGGGGTTACCATCAGCGAGGAATCGAACGTTTGCCGATTGTCCCTCATCCATGTTCCAGTGTGCGTAAATTGCGTTGTCACCGCCTCCTTGAGATTGCCCGCCTTTGTTTTGTTCAGCGGATTGAAGACGTGCGCGGATGTCAGCTAGAGATGCCATAATATTTTCCTTTCATGTGCCTATATTAGCTTTAAGTTGCCTAGTAAATGCCTAAGTGCATGTACTGAGTACAGTATATGCGATTTTATTTAGTATTACAAGACTGAAAGGAACTTTTATTACTCTAAATCTTAATGTTTGAGCAACTCCATTAGGCGGGTGAATTCCGAATTAACTTCCCGACTTTCGCTGCTCATATTGCTGGGTTGGGTCATCATGACCCCATCAGTATCCAGGTCTTCGCCCATGGCGTCCTCGGGCGGAGTGTCGGCTGCCTTGGGATCAATTGGTTGGTCAGGATTCTGCTCATCGCCACCGGGTACATCAACTCCTAGTTCGGTCAATCGATTCATGACTTCCGGATTTTCCCAAGCATTGGCGTTGGGATTTTGGGCAGCAATGTCGGACAGAATGTCAAACAACTCGTCATCACCAACTAGATTGTACAGTTGTTCTGTTGCATTAGTTGCGTCAGGGCCAACAACAAGTGGCTCGCTCATCAGTTTTTTAAGCTGCTGCTGGGTATCCGGGGCGTCAGGCAAGGCCCAGGTTCCTTCAGTGATGCCAGCAGCCCAACTTTCAAACTCGTCTGCTTCTCGCATTGCAGGCTCAGCAGGTGTTTGCAGGCGTGCTAGAATCGGTAGTGCTTCTTCGATACGCTGATCCACAGACTGTTCGATAAACATATTACGGATTGATTCAACAGCAAGCTCACGATCAGAAATAGCAGCAGGGTCAAAGCTGTCCCTAGATTCGTAGTAGCCGCGCTGGCTGATCATTTGCTTGGCCTTGGTCTTGAGTGCACCATAGTGCCGTATTGCAGTCTCGACCAACTCAGCTGCAGGGCCATCAAACTCGCGGCCACGAGCAGCACGGATAAATCTACCCAAGGTAGCAAGCTCGGTTACCAGGCTATTGATGTGCTGACCAAAAGCGTCATGCGGATTGCCGCCTTCGGCACAGTGTCGTGCCATGGCCTTGCCAGCAGACAAGTTGCGGTGAGGTAATCTGTATCGGCTTCCGTCTTCAGTTTCAACATACAGGCTGTCGATATTGTGATGGCGGGCGTCAGTTTCGCCCAAGGGACGACTGTGCTTGATAACCAATCTAGTTTGTTTAGGTTGGTCGCTGTAGCTAAACGAGCGATTGCCGTAGTAGCCCTCAAACAGGCCTTCCTTGATTGCAGCCATGCCTTGCATGGTGTACTTTAATCGATTGATGTTTTGGATACTAAAGCCAGAAAAGTTGTTACGTATAGCAAACGGTTTCAGTTGTTGAATAAAATCAAACCACTGCTTCTTGTCATCACCTTCCATGGTCTTACCGATATTGTCAGAGGCAAACAGCTGAAGATCGTTCTCTGGGCCAATAAGAATTACCACGGTACCGTAATTCTTATTGGGAGTTTTGAAATCAAAGCTGAACATCTTTGCATTTTCAATGTCGCCGGTAGACTTGCCTGCAGCATCCAGCGCCTCGGGCTCAAAGTCGTGCGTTATCAGCAAATCATAAAGTGTTTGTGAAGAAGAATTTTGCATAATAATATTTATGCCATACTATGCTTGTTAGAACGTAGCAATGAACGGCAACGGTTCAATAGAAACATCCTGGTGATCCCGCATTTGCTCGTCAAGATTTTGGTGGTAACTTTGCAGCACCTGCAACATGCGTACCGCTAGTATGGTGGACATTACAAGATCGTCGGTTTCCCCTATCTTGGCCTGATAACTAGTGCCCACAGCAACAAAGTTCTTGAGCTCGGATATAAGAGACGGGCTGTTGATCTTCATTCTATCAGTCTCGACCAGATTCTTTAACTTAGCACAAGCAGCAAGCTTGGGCTTGTGTGTGGTGTTAAAGCCCTTGCGTGTTCTCCGGGATACGCTTTGTTGAGGATCACTTAGGAAGTAGCCCTTGATGTTTTCTTCTCCGTACTCAGCAATGCTGATCAGGGCTGCTTCGCCAATGGTGTTGTTCTCTACCGAGTAGTAAATTGTCTTGTCGTCTCGAACAATGTCGTATATGTACTGAATGATGTTGGTAAAGATTCGAATCTGAGTAGGAATGTCAGTACGATTATGTCTCCACTCGGCCACCTGTTCAGTAGTGTTAGCTTCAAACACTTGGATCGCAGCAGGGTCACCACCTGTACCTAGACTTGGATCCAAGGACACGGTATAAATCCTATCCTTGACTGGCTGTTTGTACCATCGTACTTCTCCGGTCTTGAACAAGGGCTCGATGCCACGTAAGTCAATCAGTTTAGTAGGAGCAATAAGCGTCTCATCATTAATAATAAATTCGCAGTTCGATGATAACAACGAGTTTGTGTAGTATCTATGTCCGTCTTCAACTTCTATTAGATCGTAAACTGGTTCAATTCTTCCAGTGTCAATAATTGAAGTAACTGATAATTCTCCACTGATACTCAGTACAGTATCGCCTATTTGTAAATCACTCACGGGAGTTCTAACTTGATTCCCTGTAAACAATTTGTGATTATTGGTACATTCGAGCCAATAGCCAGCATTAAAATCTAATCGGAACACAGAACGATCGCCTACACGTCTAATTCCGGCAAAAGATTTATAACCGTTGGGTGTTAGTACTTTATATCCTCTGGTGTTTTCTTTATATATCATTGCCATGTTAAAACCTTGTAAGTATTTTTATCTGTGAATAGCCAGACTTTGTAGTGGTATCCAGCAATCATTTGTCTATGACATCAAATAATTGTTCGATTGTCATGGATATAGTGACGCCGTTTAGTTGTAAATCAATCTCTGTATTACCGTGGCAGCAATCCATCTCTCGACGGAAGCGTTCTGTGCCCAAGGCAGCACGTTGCTGTTGTGCCCAGGTCTCGTCTCGATCCGGGTGTTCATTCCAAAAGCTACGGTAAGCCTTGAATCCATTCTGTCCAACTGTGGTAGGATTGCCGTATTCATCCTCACAACGGTTAGCACCTTTCCACAGCAGCGCAAACTGGTCTTCGTCTGAGTTGGGAGTGCTGGTAATAATTGCCTTACCACCTGTGGCTAATGTAGGGCTAATGGATGTCCAGAACTCCTTGGCGATAGTGGGGCGCACGAATGCAAATTCGTCCGCGTACAGCAGCGAAATACTCATACCCCGGCCGGTGTTTTCTGTAGTGGTTGCACTGACAATACGGCTACCGTTATCAAACTCCAGGCTGCCCTTGTTGTAACTGGTTACACCTGCACGGATATGATCAGGCACAGACTCGTATGCATATCTAATACGTTGCATAATTTCCTGGGCACCGGTGTACTTGTGTGCAGCAACCAGGATGGTAGAGTCCGGCACAAACATAGCATGCCATAACAGGTAGCCAGCAGCACTGGTGGACTTGCCGGTCTGTCTTGGCATCATCGAGATAGAATATCTGTAGTTGTGATAGGTATCAATTAACCTGTGCTGATATTCAAACGGATGATACAGCATACGTCCTTGCGTTGGATGCTGTATATAGAAAAAGTGATCTAAAAAGTAGATAGGTCCGCTTACCGGATCCGCACAGTTGACAAATTCCTCAATGTGTGCTTGGGAGTAGGTAGACTTGGCGTGCGGACTTTTAATTAAGACGTTATCTAAATTTTTACTCATTTGATATCAACTGCCATTTTACGACGACACACAAAAATGTAATACTTCTCAGTGGCAGTGTCGGGTACCCGGTCATCAGAGAACGTTACCGGGAACTCATATTCATACCAGGTGGCTTCGAACCCGGTTCTCTGCAACAGGTTAGACCACATCTTCTTGTCCAGCACACTGTAGTGGTTACGGTTGCCTTCGTGATTGATCTCACAGTTTGGCTGCGGGACTTCAATATACAGCAGGCCATTGGGCTTTAGTGCTCGATTG